ACTGGAGATGGAAGACAGTACACACGATATGCTTGTTAAATGGGGCAAGGAAGAAGCCACTGATGAAGACTATATAAGCGTAGCTATTAGAGCTGGTCTTGAAGAGTTTCTAGACTCTCAAAAAGATTAGGAAGAAAAATCTGAACGACTTATCTAAAAAGATTTAGTCGGAAAAATCTGAAGCACCTACGCTATATACGCGCGCGTTAAAATCCCCCGCGGGTACCCAAAGATTATTAAAGGGAGGGGATGTTATTCGTTAGAATTTGGTTAAAACATAATAAAACCTTATCGCTAGCAACTTGCAACTTGATGTAAAGTGATGATGCTGTTGCTTTTATAGAAACCGCTAGTGTGCAGACAATAAGCATTATGTCTAATTGGATTTGTTTTACACGAGTAAAGCGGTTCGATCAAAGCTCCGGCTGTTAAACAAGGTTCGATCGATAGCGTTGCCTGTGGTTCTGGTTGCTTTGGTCTTGTGTTTCTTTTTCTTCTTCGATGTTCTAAGTTCATTTATTTTTGAACTCATTGAACAACTCGAAACAGCACTTTGCTTTACTTTCTATCAATCTAATAACATCCATTAGCATCCCTAATAGAATTACATTTCTGCTATTTTTTAATGGAAAGCTTGGATGAGTTGTGGCAATGGTACTTTCAGCAAGGCAATTCCGCTTTGTTAGAACTATACTACTATTATGGACTATTATGAATCGGCTGAAGGTGAGATGATCACCAAACAAAGAGCATTCCTTGAATTAGAAAAGCATGGCATCGATGATTACGATGAATTTCTCAACGATGTAGGCGACAAGCTTGAATACCTTGCAACTGATGTTCTGGATTGGCTTGGCTATTAAAAACAAAAATACTATTATGAATAAACAAATCGAAAAACTCTGGGATTTACTTGTGAACTATGAACTGGCAAGCGAATCTACTTTGCAACTTGTAACGAGATTAAACGGATACACCTTGGAAACTATGGAAGATGTGCTTTACGCATTAACTGGTTACCACTCTTATGATCAATTTATGGAAAATGAAAGGTAAGACTATGACTCAGGAAATTACACCAAAGCGAGCTAAAGAGTTGAGAATGTTATGTTCACCTTTTGTTTTTATGAATGATCGCTGTAAAGACTTTAAACCAGAGACTGAAAGCGAGCGGAAAAGAGTTAAAGAAATATGGAATAAAAACCCTAATGGATTGAGTAGCTACTTCTCAACCTTATGTGAAATTGAACATGGAAGGACGAAGGGATAAAATTATTATGAAATTCAAACTTAAAAGTAAAAGACTGGACAGGCTCAGAGATTTAGAGTCCCAAATTATATTGATGACTGTATATTGGGAAAAACCTTGCTGGCGTGTTTGTTATCAAGGCAAAGCTATCGAAATCGGTCATCTACAGCATAAACCTAATCACTTGAACGATGACAATGATTTGTTGCTCGATATATTCGACACAAAAAAGGAAGCGATTGAGTATTTGAAGAAATACGGAAAGACAATTGTGGCGTTGTCTAAAGATGAATCACATGAAATCACGCACTTCATCGATGAAAAAACCGGAAACTGGACAACAGCCAGAATCAATTATCCTAAACCTTATAATGGAGTGCTTTACTAATCACTATGAAAAGAATCAAAATCACATCAAACCTTTGTTATCCTAATTGGCTCAAACCAAGTAAATCCGATCGTATCGCAAATGCTTTGGTGATTGCGGTATTGGCTGGGTGCTGGGTGGCAATACTTATCAGTATCTTACTCTCTTAACCTTATCAAAAATCAAACAAATGAACTATAAAACTATACTTACTCGTTACAAATTAGGCGACAATTGGATTGTATCTGAAAGCTTTTCCTTAGAAGAATCTTTGTTATCCTATCGGAAGCTTTTGAAATCTAGATTGATAAAAGACAGACCACAACGATTCAGCTTTCAATATCGTTTCCAACATCAATCAGATTGGATTTCCTGTTAACCTTACCTGTTCACAAAATGAGAAAAGAAACTGTACTATTTGCTGTTAAAAAGGGCGAGCCTGATTGGTCTGAGCAAGTTATCACTAACCGATTGCACAAAATAAAAGAGGCTAAAGAGTGGGCTGTTTCCAATGGATTTGATAGGCTCAGGGTAGCTGAAATAGACATGGAAACGCCACCGGATTTCCTGAGTGCTGTTAATAAACGAACATTAAACACGATTGTATCTTAAACCTTACCTGTACATAAAATGAATAAAATCGATAAAAATACTTATGTATTCTTAACCAAACCACAACTGACACAACTCCGTAAAGCTTGCAAGATTGCTAACCTAGATTTCAAGGCTATGGCTTGTCGTCCAAAGGATGGATTGCAACTGATTAAGGATGTAGAAAATAGAACGGGAGTGAAACTTTGAGTGTTACCATCTACCTAACCGATCACAACGGGCGAAAGATTAGTTTCTTTTATCGAATCGATAACGAGCGATACCTTACCTGTCCACAGCTTATCTGGTCTTGTCGAGAGTATCCTAAGTATCAAGGCACAGCAGAATCCAAAGAAGATTTCATAGAGCAATGCAAGGGTGTTATTAAGATGATTAACCGAAACTTACCTAAAGAATGTAAAGAATGTGGATTGACTTCTCCTAAAATGGAGTCACAAAGTACCTGTCCAGATTGCTTAATTGATAATGAATAATACGAATCCTGAACACCTTGAGACTCTTGATGACGCATCTTTAAATGTACTCATTAAACATTACCTGTCCGTGAAGGAACGCTTACCTGATAACTTACGTGTCCGTGATAGACTGGTTGAGCTACAGCAAGAGTTGTTATCGAGGCAACCGAGTACGATTGAAGGAATGATCCGACAGACAACCGACAACCCAATAAACAAATGAATGATAATGATAAATATTTAGTCGCTTATGTAATCAAACGAGAATCAGGTCATGAAGATATGTTTATGACTTATGATACACTGGAAGAAGCTCAGGAGTCTTACCAAGACATAATAAATTGGACTGATACTTACTCCTGCAACATCTGCAAAGTGATTAAGTCAACCGACTATTAAATGATAACCGAAGGAGAATACTTAACTATTATGAGTGCTATTACATTTTTTACTTTGATATTTATATTCGTACTGATTATCGCCACACTTTACCGAGATTAATAAACCGATGAAAGATATATTACTTGACCCTGTGGACATGACTGAAGAGCTGATGTTCCACATTTTTAACAACGATATGAACAGAGAGCTAAGTGGTAGGTTTTTAGACCTATATATACAGCTACAGCACTACAAAGAACATCTTGAAAAGATCGAGAGAGATGAAGATTCCTAAGAAATACATACATCAGAGTGGAAAGAATAAAGGCTGTTTAAAAAAATCATTATTACAAACAGGAGAGGATAAGGGCACATATCAAATTGGAGACCCTCATCCATCAGTTAATGGTTTATTTTATATGTGTTGGAACAGGGGAGAAGATTGGGCAGATTTACCTAAGATAAATAATTTTAGAGCTAAACGAAGCAACTATTTTCGAAGCGATGCGGGTAAATTATGCAGAAAAAAATATAACCAAAGCGAAAGAGGTAGGGAAACAAAACGAATGCATCAAATTAAATGGGCAAGCACAGATAAAGGGAAAGCTTACTATATTAAGTTTTGTGAAAGCGGTAAAAGATCAGAGGTTTTACGGAAATATGACAGCTCTGAAAAAGCAAGAGTCAATAGTAGAAATAAATGTGCTAAAAGAAGGGCAAAGACTAATAAGTCCCAAGTAAAATTAAAACCCTATCAAAATGAAATCATTAAAAACTTTTATGAGTACAGCGTCCGTCTTAAAAATAAACTAGGAATAGAGTTTCATGTTGACCACATCGTACCTTTAAGTCTTGGTGGTTTACATCACCCTTCTAATCTGCAAGTTGTACCTGCTGTTTGGAATTTGAGAAAGAAGAATAACAACACTAACCTATGGCTACCTAACGGACTATGAACGGATGCAACTACGATAGCTGGTTAAACAGCACTAACCCATATGATTTACACGATGAAGAAGAGAGAGAAAGAGAGTGGCTTTTGGAAGAAATTAAAGAGTTTGATGGTGATGAAGAAGAGATTGAGCACTGGCTCAGGTGGAATGGATACGAAGATCCGAGAGAAAAAGGATAGAGGTATCTTTTGGGAGGCGGAGGCGGACATATTAAGGGAAGAGTTATTAGATGAACAATATAGAAGAGTACGAAACATCCGTAACTGACTTGCCTTTTAACTGGTCGAGCATCGATCACAACGCAATAGCTGTTGGGTGGAATAAGTTTTGGGCGGATACGGAGATCACGGGCTTTCAACGAGATAAGAACGGCAACTATGTCCGTGACGCTGAAGGCAAGTTAATAGCTTACCGCACCAACAAGCAACGACAGTTACCTAAATCTTGGTTTAATAACGCACATGACTAAAGATACGAACGAAGACCAACGGGGACACGTGTGGAGGATGCGTGAGTGGGGTCGTGCACAATATCGTAACCGACAGGCAAAGCTACGGGCAGAAGGTGAGTCATCTAAGACTGAGGCATCGAAAAGAATGCTAAGGGTCATGGCTCCGAGATTGGGTAAGAAGGTAGAGGATTTTATGTACACCTTTGGAGGTAATACTGAGCACACTACACCGCTGTTCCTTACTTTTATATTAGATATGTGTCCGTACCAGGTGGCAGCGTCAGCGTTGCAGACATTCCTTGATCACTTACATTATAACTTACCTGTCGGTCGTATGGCGTACAAGATAGGCAAAGCATTTGAGAACCAAGCACGATGGGACAAAGCGTTAGAAACCATGCATCCGAACAAGCTCGATCTGTTAGCACTTGATGACAGGAGTAAAGCGATGAAGCTAAAGCAGTTCTACGACTACGAAGAGGAACGATTCACGCTGTGGGATAGTAAGTGTAAGACAGCTCTTGGTGCTTGGTTATTGGAAGAGATAAGATTAGAGACTGGATTGTGGGAGATCGGATTTAATACGGGTGGACAGAAGAGCTACAAACCGGAACGCTTAGTCTTACCTACTGCACAATTTAAGGATTGGATACAGCGGTTTGATTCGTGGAAGGAGACGACTCGTGTCTTTAAGATGGCTTTACCTGACCGTCCTGTTGATTGGTACGGATTAGTGGGTGGTGGGTACAGCGTCAAGCACATGCCTCCACAGAAGTTCATAACAGGTAAGCCCGTTCAATGGTTTCAAGATTACGAGAAGAGTTATGAACACGCTATGTCTGCTTGCAATAAACTTTCTAGAGTGGAATGGAAAATTAACGAAGAGATTTTAGATATTACTCTAAAGTGTTGGGAGAACGAGCGTGTTGTTGGAAACATACCTAACTTTGGTACGATACCTGAGCAACCGAGGTACACAGGTGATTGTCCACATGAGTTACGAGCTTGGAAATTAAAACAGAAGGACATAAAGAAAGCGAACGACGCTAATAATAGTAAGCGGTATCAGACCTGTAGGATTCTACACCTAGCTAAGATATATAAGACTTGGGATAAGTTGTACTTCCCGTATCGTTGTGATTATCGTGGCAGAGTGTACGCTATTCCGTACTACTTACATCCTCAAGGGTCTGACTTGGCTAAGAGTTTGTTAGACTTTAAGAACGGTCAACAGGTGGTGGATGAAGAGGACTTGGAAGCTGTACTTGTACACGGTGCTAACATGTGGGGGGTCAAAGGTACACGAGAGGAGAGGCTTGAGTGGATAGGTAAACGACAGAACTTTATATTGGAAGCAGCGAATGATCCACACGGTACTGATTGGTGGACAGATGCAAGTGATCCGTTCTGTTTCCTACGGTTCTGTTTAGAGTTTAAGAAGTACATGGAAGAGGGATACGGATATGTCAGCTACTTACCTGTGCGTCAGGACTGTAGTAACAATGGTATGCAGATACTGAGTTTGTTGTTACGAGACAAAGAGATCGGTAGGATGTGCAACCTGGTAGAGGAAGACAAAGCTAATGATATGTACACAGAGTTCAGTGATATGGTGTACGATGAGTTGAAGAAAGACGGTGGACCACTGGCTAAGACTTGGATGCAGTATGGATTCTCTCGTAAGTTATCTAAGTTAGCAGTGATGAACAGACCGTACGGTGCTACCCACTATAACTTGGTACAGGATTTATTTAAAAGCATAGGAGTTAACCATCCGTGGACTAGTACAGGTGAGATGCTTACCTCTGTTATATGGATCAGTAAGATCGTCAACCGATTAGCTAACCAAGTGTGCCGTCCTGTTAATAAAGTGATGAACTTTTTAAGAGAGAGTGTACGAGCTTTAGGTTACGACTCAGCTATTACTTGGACAACACCGACTGGATTTAAAGTGGTACAAAGCTACCGTAAATA